TGCTCCTGAATTTCCTACGCTTAAATTAGCATGTTCCATCCCATTTGTGCATAATCCTATAGATTCATTTTTTAAATGGTCAACTGTGAGTTCTTGTAGCCTTAATTCAATTGCTGCATTATCAAGTGGTACAGCTACTAAGTTCTGATCAAGAGTCCATGTAGATGTAATTGCACTTACAGTAATCGTAGCTGTTTGTGATGTACTTCCTGCATCTGTTAATACTATTGTGTCATTGATTACATAGCCAGTTCCTATAGTTGTAACGGTTACAGTAGGGTTGCCAGATCCATCTGTTGTAGTAGTAAATCTTGCACCTGTCCCTGACCCTGAAGTGCTGGTTTGTACAACACTAGTTTCTGTATTACTAACTTCCCATGCCCCAGTTGGTGTTGGGGTTGTGTCTGATAAAGAACTTATTTCACCTATAGTCGCAGATAATACTTTATATACAGTAGTATCACCAGCAATCAAGAATCTCATATTAGCTGGAGGTGCAGATGTTGCTCCATCAACAATTAGTTCATCTTGAGTAATTGCTTGACTTGCTCCTTTTACTATAGGTATATCTGTAGTAAGTGGAAATATCTCAGTTCTACGATGGATTTTAGAACTATCTAAAAATATAAGTTCATTTCTTGTAATAGCATTTTCAGAGGGGAACCTATCTAAAATCTCTATATAACTAACTTCACTACCATTTATAGTCCGTTTTATTTTAAACCACACCTGGTCATAATCAGTTCTAGGAATGATAGCAATATCAGTAACTTTAGCTATCCCACCAGCATGTGTTCCACCAAATGTATGTGTTGACCATGCCTTAAACTTAACAGATCGGTCATAACTTAGTGTCAAAACTTGTCCATTATCAAGTACAAACCAGACGATTGGATTGGGTCTTTCCTGCCATGCTATTTTAATAACACTACTTTCAGAAATCATATCGTATGCCTTCATAGAAATACGACTTTGTAACCATTGATCTTCTGCTCCTGAGAACTCTAATTCCTGTATTTCTTTACCTCCTCTTTGTGGATAAATTACTACATTTGATACAACTACAGGATTTATTGTTGTTGCAGAATAAGATGTTTCTCTACTAACACTAAATGTTGTAGGTGTAACTGCAAGATTTGTCTCAGTACCATAGAGAAAATACACTCCTGCAGATGTCCCTATTGCGAGCTTTTTAGAGTCAATAAGCCACATGATTTCATCGAGGGTATCTGAATCAATTGTGAAAGTTACAGCATTAGAATCAACTATTACTTCAGATGTTATTCCTCCAGTAATTACAGGCGTGTCTTGTAGTGCAAGTTCTGTAGGAGAGAAACTATAAAAGTTTGCTGTTCTTGAAAGCCAAATTGTAGAAGGTTCAAAATTAGTAGATGCAAATACAAATCGTTGTTGATATATCTGGCTAATTTTAGGAAACCCATTACCTTCAAATACTCCTGTAGAGTAGTTACTATAACCAGAGAATGCTCCTAATCTCCATTCAGGTGAACCATTTGTTGGATCTGGATTTGGTGATGCATCAGTTTTAAGTTTTACTGTTGCAGTTGCTGCAGTCAGTCTCGCAGTAATTGTTCCCCATGCCCACCTGATTCCACCTCTTCTAGTTGTTGTATCTGCAAGTGGATTTAACCTGATTAACCTACCTACATCTGAATCAACAAAAACTGTGCCGTTGTTTGCATCAGCAACTTGCCAGGTAGCACCTACTTTTACTCTTGAAGTAACTGTAATATTGGAGTCTTTAAGATACTTCCTTCTTTTTAAAGTTACCTTACCAGAGAACTGTGTTCCTGAAACTGGAGGTACAGCAGCATCTAGATCAATGTAATTTATATCAAATGCTTTATTTGAAGGAGAATCAGATATTTGGAATGCAACTGATGTTGAATATACAACATAAAAATAGTTGTCTGCATGAGTATTTGCTGTAGTCCAATCAGGCCAATCAGTAGGAGAAATTACGGTCGGATCGCCAAGCAGTCTGTCTCCTGCCAGAAATGCTCCTGTATCTGCTGCTTTATTTGTTCCAAAATATGTTCCTGATCCTATACCTGTATATGTAAGGGGTGTCCCTTCTTCTGTAAATGCTAATTGGAATGTATATAATCTCGCTGTTACAACAAATAAGTCTGTGGCTGCATCTACTGGAGTGCTACCAGTATTTGCTGTTACCCAAGTTCCACCAGTAGGATGAGTACCACCAATATGTACAATATCATTATCCTGCAATCCATGAGATTTTGTTGTTGTAAATTTATGTGTTGTAGCATTAGGAGTTACAAGAACAGTTACAGTAGGATCAACAGTACCATCTTTTATTATAATCTGAGTGTTACCAGTTTTTGCATTTGTGATATTATCTACATGTAAGTTTATCCTCTGACCAGTTTGCAAACCATGATTTGCTACAATTATTAAATTGTTCTTTACATCAAATTGTACATCAGCAATATCTTCTTCTGTCTCAACATCCGATCCAGACGAACTTATTGCCATACTCAATGTATTTTCTGCATTCACATTACCATAAGGTCCATCTTCAGAATCATATTCACTTACAGTCCATGTACTATTATCTTCTGCTCTTGTAGTTGTAGTTGTGTCTAGTGTACGAGTCAGTAAGAATGGTTTTCTTGTAGGACAAGTAAAAAAGAGGACATCACCACTTTGAGATGCCTCTAGTGATGCAAGTTCATCCAGACCTGTGACAGTTATCCATCTGTGGGATTTAACTAGATATGTTGTAGAAGTATTATAAACACTTAAAAGCCGATTCTGTGAATATATACGTATGAATGGCTTATTACTGAAATTTAAAGTTGCTGAAGATATTGCTGCAGTTGCTTTATTACTTAATTCAAAGTGGGTAGCATCAGTAATAGATGCAACTTGTGTAGAAGAATCTTTTTGTGTAGTAGGATATGCAGTTGTATTACTATCTAACCCTGTTCCCCAAATATGTTGACCAACGAAAATTGTATTAGTATTGCCAGTAGTTGTTACTGTTGTAGTGTTAATACTTGCAGAACAAGTTAATGTTGTATCAGAAGCACCTGAGTCATAACCTATTTCTACAACATATGCTTCAGTACCACCTTTATAGAAAGGAAAGAGTCTTGAAGTTGTATTCCCTGCCTCCGACACATATACTGTGCCTGGTCGCTTTATCATTGGCCCCTCTAAGAGAGGGATCATGTTTTTGGCTGACTTTACACCATAAGTATAAAACTCTTCACTAGAGCGACCCTGAAGGCTTTTTGCAAGTACTCCTTCAGTAAAGCGTGGTTGTTGAAATTCAAATATTGGCATTTATCAAGATGTCGGAGGAACAAAATTATTTTCAACAGCATATCCGATTGCTGGACTTGAGAAGGTTCTATGTGGTTGACCTGTTTCTCTTCTCCGTGCATTCCAGAATGTGGATTCTTCTCTGTGTTCTGGAGTCTTGTCTTTTGAGTTTGCAGACCTGGCTTCTTGTAATGCCATTAGATATTTCTGCATCATCCTGTCTTTTAATCCATCTTTACCTGTAAGTGTCTCTGCCATTTCAACTGCAAGTTTAAGCGCAATTGATTCCGCTAGTAACACATCCAACGAATTAATATCTGATGGTTCATAAATATATAACAAATTTAATGTTGCTTCATTAGATAATATATTTGGTCCTTGTACTCTAAATTTAGATACAGGCCATACTTGAATCACTTTTAAATAGTCTATAGGTAACTGGAATGTTGAATTCCACCCAAATAATGGATCAGTAATTTTGGTTAATGAAACTCGTTTCATTGCAGAATTCCAATCATGTCCCCTTAATACTGTTCGGATTACATCATCAATTCTTGCATTAGCAATCCTTGCTCTTGCATTATTATCATTTAGATTTTGAATTGGAGCTTCACCTAAATTAGATAAGGCAAGATTTGCGACACTAACTCTATTCATAATTCCCTTTTATTAAAATAAGGGGCATAGTTGCCTACACCCCCTGAATGGTTTAATCGATTGTATATTCAATCGTACAAGTCCATACCCTAGCTGCTGTCCACACAGTCGTAGTATTTGTAACTATGACAACTGCTCCGTCAGGATAGGATAGTGGTACTGCACTTGCTGTAGTTGCAGTCTGTCCACTTTCAATCCTGCGATTGAAGTTGGCGTTATGCGAAGCTGCAGCTAATATCCCAGCGACAGCAGTAGTAACAGTACCAGTAGAATCTGTAACTCTAGTTCCTATTGATGTTGGACCTGTTCCTACAGCAGCATCTACACCCAAATGTGCATCCCATACTCTTGCACCTTTAGGCAAATTGCCGATTACGATAACATCTCCAACAGCAGCACCTGATGCTGGGACAGTATAAGTGTCAGACAAAATACGCATTCTGCCACCCATTGAATGAGCATCGCCCATCTTCATAGGTACTTCATTTATTTTTGCCTGTTGTGTGCCGAATACATCAGCCATATTACTCCTTATATTAATTAAAAGTTAAGCGTTCAACTAAAAGGACTCAACTGCAATTAAGCAACTTTGAGACAATCAATTTGAACAATCATTTCCTCCCAGACACGAACTGCACCCATATCCATTTCAAAATATGCATACGGAGTAAAGCTCTTATCTGCTCGGGGTTCAATCTTAGTAATGGGATCCATCCATACACAAAGGGCAAGCCCTAGCGGATGAAAGGCGAGAACTTTCTCACCAGCATTACTTGCATGGCTCATTCCATTCGTATTATCAAGAGCAGGAAGTTTTTCATATCGAATAAATTGAAATCCTGCAAAATAATCCGTTTGGCCTTCTACCAATGCACGAATTGCATTATAATCCGAACTTTGTACTGCTTGTAAGTGAAGCATAGCCTCAATTTGAGCCTGTGAACACACAATAGTAAAAAGCGGATTACCGCCCTCATCGTATTGATCGGCTTCATTCTGAGCAAGTATTCGTCTTGCACGAAGAAGTTTATCAATTGTCAAAGGAAAATCAGCATTTGTTGCAACTCCACTTGTACGTGGTTCTGCTGTTCCTGATGCATACTTAAATGTGGCAGGAATAAACTGATCACCAATTGTTGTACCAGAGAGTGTTTTAACTGCACTAGATGAAGACCATACAACTTCTGTGGCTCCATCCATTGCACCACCTTCTGACTGATATGCAGAGCCAAAGGCAGCATCGACTATAATCTCATCCATTTTACGAGCCATAGCCATGCTAGTAGCTTCTGCATAAGGCTGAAAAACATCGTAATTCATACGACGCTGATCAAAACCTTCTACAAAAAATCCTGCATGATATGGTCGTGCTGTAACTCTCCTGCGTTGATGAGCAATAGATTGAACAGGGGAATCAGCAAACCGAGCATTCTTATTCTCAGCAGAAGCATTACCAATTCGATCAATAAACTCTGCTATCCCTGAACAATCAAGTTTTTGGGATACCGCATTTCTCAATCTGGTAGTCTTTTGCTGTAAAGCATGCTGTACATCCTGCGCATAACGCTGGACATAACTGGTTTCTATATCACTAAATGATGGCATATTGTTTTTATTGAGTTAAAATTAAAAAAATAAGTAAAACAATAGCCTAGAGATTATCCAAAAGGATCTCAGAAGGACATAAGAAGGTCATAAGATTGTCTCCTTTAGCATCTTCTTTGTTGACTATATTAACGCCCTGGATAAGCAGACCTAAACAACTTGTCCATTGTATCCATGGCATTTTTGT